CGCTCGGCGCGCCATCATGCCCGGCTACATAAATCACTTTCCACCGGCGGCGCCCCCTCGTCCAAATTCCTGAATTACTCGTCAGATAAATCAATCCAGCATTCGGATCGAAATCATAATCGTCTGCATCGGCAAGCGCATCATCATCCTCTGTATCAGCAATCGACGTGATGCTCGCAATCGGCAATTTCCCGACAATCAAATCCCGTTGACCGCCATCAAGATATTCAGTCTGCGACGCTTGAGTAAAATCATGGTCGCAATACTCCTCGATGACTGCCGTATAATAATCGATCAAGCCATCAAGCAAAGTATCATCGTCAGAATGATCGATGTTTAGAAATACCTTGACTTCCGCAAGTGTAACTAAATCAGCCATTTAGTACTCGTCGGCGTTCGGCGTTTCCGGATGATATTTCGTTCCAATCGCGCCGCATGGAATTCCCGTTGCATGATTGCCGATCTGTTACCGCCGCGAAATCACCATCGGTTTCAGTATCGGAATGCTGTAAAACGATTGATAAATAAAGACCGGCGGCTAATGTATCACCAGAATTGCCTACGAGTGCCTGGTGCTTGACCCGCGCCCAACCCAGCCCATCAACCGGCGCAAGCGTCAGTGCAACGTGAGTGATCGAATTTAATGTCCTGAATGCCATGTTCTACCCTTCGATTTTGTTGATTTCCTTTTCGTTGATTTCGGCTTCACTGCCTTATCTTCAGGCGGTGACTTCGGCTTTGATACAACCTTCTCAGGCTCCGGTGATTCAGCTATTGTCAAAAGTGCAGTTCCCCTCGCAACCAATAATTTTCGCATCCGAAATCCCAGCTCAGCCTCAGTAAGAACCTCTCCCCGTGTAGCAAGTATCTTTTCACCGAATGCAACATTCCGTTTGAATTTCATTTCCCTCATAGTCAACCCAATGTTTAATTAACCCAGCCCGGTAATAACTAATCGAGCCACCGGCAAGATATTTAACGATCCCACCATTCATATAAACGATGCGACCATTGATAATCCGCTGTATATTTGCACCTGCTGTTATAATCCAACACCCGCCTAATAAAATCCGTCGATGATCCGATATTATCATCCGGTTAATTTGATGCCTACACTTTTTTTCAATAGTCTGACGTACATCATTGACCCAGAATACCTCCTCTTCCTGATGGATAATCAATCGATACTTATCTACATTAACCAAGTCATCAATATGGTCAGGCATGAAATCTGCCCGAACGAACCCGGTCAATCGATCCGTATCACATAATCCACGTGCATCGATTAAGTCCTCGTGCATATCCGTATTCTGTGGATCGTAATATATATCACCATTCCTGAATGCAATAAGCCGTAAAAACGATAGCTGCAAAGGAGGGGACAATCCCCTCCCCGCAGATTTGTTTAAGTCAATGGTCAGTTCGCACCAAGTACGCCGGATGCGGCATTCCTTGCACGCGTCCATTGAATCGCATGACCGCTGAAATCACCAACGGTTCGAGTTCCGACAAATTCGAGCAGAATTCGGGAATACTGTTTCTGTCCTTTGTACTCTGCTGTATAGACCTTGTTGTCATCACCGGCAGCATCCAGTGCCTTCAGAAGTCCGGTGGTTGCATCCTCCATCGCGGTTACAACACCATTGATTGCGAATTCAACCATATTCGCATCGGTAACGTCAACATAAGTTGAATCATCGTCGCATTCCTGAATAACCAAACGCGTGTGATGATTTGCTGAATGTTGGGCGGTATCACCGACTCCCACGATATGCAGAACACTCTCGCAATTTGCACCATCAACACCGGTTAATGTAACATCACCACTAACAGTGTATGCATCGGGATCCATCGTCTGGATAATCCCGATATTGTTCGTTAAGTCTGAATGACTCATATTGTCTCCTCTATGTGCGGTTAAGACGAATGATCGCGTTCACATCCGACAGCTTCCCGTCAAAACGTGCGCGTACTTTGAAACCGACATAGTCGTTTGCAGCATACAACTCAACCAGTCGCTGGATCGTGAAACCAACCCGATCACAGATTATATATGCGCTCAGATCACCGAACGCTAACAGCGGATGTCCGTCGGCAGTCAATGCAGCCCAGTTCGCATCCGGGACTTCAATGAAGCCAAAGCCCGCAAGCGTCGGCGGCGTTCCTGCCTGCCACGATGGCTGCCAGAGGAAATTCCCCGTGTCCGCGCCATCGGCATTCGACCTCAGCAAGATCAACTGCAACATCGTTACGTTCGGGATAATCCACCGACATGACGGTGTCCGATATTGCGCTGCAAGCCGGTACGGGAACGCCTGAACATCCTTCGGTACGATAACACCCGATGTTGCCGTTGAGATGTCGTGTCCCGTAATACCTGCAACGAGGAAACCCTCCGGCTGGCTTACGCCAGTTCCCTTGATCCACTTTTGCTCCTGCAGAAGTCCCAGCTTGTAACCGAACCGCTCAGCAATCTTGGTTTCAAGATTGAAGTCCTGATCTTCAAGCAACTCCTGTGATACTTTCAGAACACGACCCGCCTTATGCGGCGTCAAGGTCAATTCACCGGCAACGGTGTCATCCGTCTCTTCGGTGAATGCCTCCGTCTCACCCATCATGTTCATATCCCAGTCATCATCCCACGCCGGATAAATCACTTTATCCTTCGATGTGGTGATAACCTCGCAAAGCGGACGAATGAAAGTTGCCTGGTCCCGCTTGACGATAATCTTGCTCTGAATGTCCGGCGGACATAAATACCCGCCCGCGGGATCGGTCAGACGCGTCAACGCCTTCTTCTCTTCGGGCGGCGCTTCTTTACCCCGTCGAAGCCAGTTATCGAACGCCTTCCTTTCGATAACCATATCCGGCGTCGGTTCGGTAACCTTATCCTTCGTTTCACCATCCCCGACCGGATGCTTATGAACCGGATCATTGAAATAGCCGTCAAGCTCATTGCTCATTCCGTCAAGTTTCTGCATCTCATCGGCTTGATGCTTGAGACTCAACGACTCTTCCCAAAGATCCTTGACCTTCGCGTGCTCCTCGCCGGTCAGTTTGCGCTTCTCTTCGACAGCGACGTCACCAATTGCCTTGCCTTCATTGTACTTCGCCTCCGCCTTTTCAAGCAGAGCCTTAATTTCTGGATTCATTATTAAATTACTCCATGATACTTCAACTGCGTTTCAAGTTGCATCCGTTCAAACGAATGCACATCATCGTCATCCTCTCCTGTGGGTGGTGGCAATTCAAGCTCCGTCCCGGCAATTAAGGATTTCAATATATCAATTCGCTCATCACTGACTAAATTTAATAGCCGATCACAAGCAACTTTGATTTCGTTTTCGTCGATCTTGCCCGCCATTGCCAGATCGAACAACGCGCCAGCCTTGACGCTCGTAATGATAGCTTCTTCGTTCGCCGCGAATGGTACGGCAGACACTTCATACCATTTCACTTCCTCGACATAGCGAATCGTTCGCTCGCTATTGTTCTGCGGCGTCAAGGTCAATTCATCGGAATGTCCGTATCGATCTCTAATCGTTTGAAATCCAAACGATAACCGATTAATGTGTCCTTCCAACATCTTGATCCGTATTTCCTGCGCCGATGGCGCCGCAGACAATTGTGCCTTAAACAAAAGCCCATAATCGTCTTCTTTGGCTTCAATTACGGTACCCAGAACGCTCTCAGCATCCCACCGATGCGATGATAGGAACTTGACCAGACCGGCGGGTACTCGCTCCTTCACCGTCTTCTTAAACGCCCCCCGCACTATTACGTCTTCATCAGTATCGACAACATCGAATACTGACGCATAACCTTCAACTACATTCAGCTCATTGTCAGCCGTCTTGAATGTGACCGGACGGATTAGTATTTCTGGTTTCATATTGTGATTATCCTTCTTTTAGGTCTTGCTGCTGCAGGCGGCGCTGGACGCGGTGACTTCGGAGCTGTATTTATGCCACCCTTATGCACCGGATAATATTCACACGCCTCCCGCCATCGGTAACCGATCGACTTGAAGACTGCTAATAGAAATCTCATTACATAACTCCTTTATACAACCGGAAGTAAAACACACCGGCAATTGCTTGACAATAGCCCATTGGCAGTGTATATTGTAGATAAAGTTTGGAGATCATAAACATGACCATTAAATTTACGAACACTCACGTCGACAACATCTGCCAACGTTATCTCGCTGGCGAATCGGAACTGGCACTCTCGAAGGCTTTCGGTGTTGATCGCGGAGTTATTCGCCGAATCCTTACTGAAGAGCGAATCACTCCCAGAACCGGAAGCCAAGCTAATATCATCAGGATGCAACGACTCACGCCCGCTGAACGCTCTACTCTCACTGCGGCTGCCCATGATGCTGTCCGCGGCGTTACTCAAAGTGAAGAGCATCGATGTAAAATCGCGGCAACCATTGAAACCAATCCTGTCAATATCAGCCCGATTGAAATTCGCCTCTGTAATGCTCTCAAGCGGCGTGGGATTAACTTTACCCATCAAAAAGCCATCGGGCGCTACAATATCGATGTCTCCATTAACGAATCGCGCATCGCCGTGGAGATATTCGGCGGACATTGGCACGCGTCTGGTAGACACGCCAGGCGTTTCCGTAAACGCATTAATTACATCCTTGATCACGGTTGGATACCCGTTATTATTTGGGTTACCCCCGACTATCCGCTTGGACGTGGCGCTATCAAGTATCTGATCACCCTTATGCAAATGCTTCGCGGCGATAAATCCATTCAACGTCAAGAACATGTGATTAGGGGAGACGGTAAGCCGTCTGCCATCGGCAATACCAATATCAACTACAATGCCGTTATAGGTGGCGATAAATGCGGCAAACTGATCAGGGGCAAAGATGGGCGTTTCACCCACTAAGCAGTTCGGGTGAAGTGGTGGTGCCTGTATCGCTTCGTAATTGAAAACCATCGGCTTTATCGGCGGATCCTCCGGGTCCTCCGGGTCCTTAGGAAGCGGTGTCAACGAATCACCCTGCTCATAAAAATTCGCGCCTATATCTGCCGTTTTACCTTGCATTGCAACACAATAATCGCAAGCATCACTTGCTATCTGCCACTCTTTCTCTTTGACGCCCGCCATCCGCCATATCTCTTCAGCTCCCCGATTGCCAGCCCGGATCGTTTCAGTCCGTGCAACCATCAATGCGCGCTTCGATGTCCAATTTTTGAATTGATCGGTAAACGCATCGACCATTTCAGCATAACTCAATCCTTCGGTTTGCGCCCGAAGTATGATTGCTTGTACATCCTGAATCGAAGTGTGTGATATTCCCTCAGCAAACTTGAAACCATAGTCCTTAATGAATGCCTGTACAGCCTCGTTGCCCAATTCAAACGTAACACCAATCAGGGCTGCCTCAGCGATACCAATATCAATCAAAATTATCATTAATATCTCGGCGCCATCCTCGCCAATCCGCTTTGTCCAAAGCTCCTTTAAGTCGAAAAGCTCTTGTTGAAGCAGATCCTTTGTCGTTATACCCTTCGGTGCATATTTCCGGATAACCTTCATTACTTCCTTTGCTTCCAGTTGAAATTCCTTAACAGCCCAAGTCTTGATCTTTGGAATATAAGCCTCTGCCCGCGCCCGGCGACCGATGGCGCTCCGAAGTAATCCCGCGCCGGATTCTCCAGGTGTTGCTTTGATTAAAGAGACTCCCTTAGCACGAGCAGTGACAATCGGCGTCGCCTCCGTCCCCGTTATCGCAAGTCCACGAAGGAACTCGTCGCCGTTCTGTACCTGTGGTAACCCTACTTCAACACGCGCCTCATTGACCGTCATCCAACCACCGACGACACCTTCTTTCGCATTGTTCCACTTTTTCTGTCGAATATCAGCCAGTGCAGTTACTCGCGATATGTCAAACCGACAGGTAACACCTCCGCCGAAGTCCGATACAAGCCCCCGATTAATGCTGTCGTCAACCCGATTCTGAAGCGGTTGAATCGTATCCTGATAAAATGCCTTGCGCGCCTCTTCATAATTCGCGAACGTCGCTCGCTTCAATCCAACATTCAGCCCAATAACAATCGGCGGCACCCGGTACGCAGCACATATCCGCGCCTCACTAATATCACGCAGATCAGGGAACATCAACTCATGCAAGTTAAGACTAACCGTTTGAACGTCCATATCCTTCTGCAGAAACATCGGCTTGCCGCGATTATCAGCATTGTATCGAGCAAGGAATTGCGATCGTAATCGTTCTAACCGAGCCTCGTCAAGTTTTTCTTGTGTCTTGATAATCAAGCCAGGCGCAATCCCTCTGTTCTGTAACGTTACCTTTGTGAAATCCGTTGCTTCATTATCGGTTGCTACCTGACGTAAAGCGGCTTGCAACGGCGACTGTCCAAAGTAATCATTAAGCGGATGTCCATATTTGATATGAATAACGTCCTCGCGCCGAAGCGGGTATTTAACGCCATTGATTTCATATTGATAACCCGCTATAAACTCCTCTTTCGACGGTACAATGTGCGTCCGATCAGGACGCATCGGCAATAACTGAACTACCTTGTTCGACGCAGACCGGACTTTCTCAAAGAACAAATTACCATCTAACAGTAGATATATCAGCCCCATCTCCCATAACTCATATTCGCTGTGAAATGGACTTGGATTTTGAATTAACTGCCGAAGTGGATGTAACGGAATTTCGGAATCATCCTTATCGCTGTAAACCCGAAGCGGCGCCTCCGCGAATGAAGATACTATTGCTGCGATACAGGCATAAACAACCTCATTCTTGCCGTACCCGCCTGCCGCCATATCAGTGTAATCCGACGGCGGATATTGCGGGTAAAGCGATCCAGTACCTACTATCCCGACCTGCGACGTTCCTAACGCCTTCGGTGTAAATATATCAGCAAACCAAGATTTGATACTCATTGTATAAATGACTCCACCCGTTTACTAAGATGCGTCCACAAAGCACCACGCTCTGCATCCATCGCATGGTCATTCTCTTTCTTCGGCTCATCCATTAATCGACCATCCTTATCGACCCGCCATTGATATAAACCCTTTTCAGCATTGTAATTTATGTTCTCAGGACGTGAATGCACCTGAAGCGACTGTATGAAATCAATCCCTGCCTGCACCGAACCGGCACCTTT